ATCATAAATATTTATAAACCCTGAGCCTTGAGCTTGTTTTTCTAAAACAGTTGCATAGGTACACGTGTTTAATGCCCCTGTAGCATCTGCTTTAACTATTAACCTATCTCCTACTTCAACTTTTTGAGCGTTTTCTCCATCTAATAAAAAGTATGAGGAATTAGTTCCTGATTCACTATAAGCTATATTACTATAAATTGTTTGATAATTTGTAGCCGTAGGCTTTATAACAAACTTATATTTAGTTGCCCATGAAGGAGCAAGTTGAGATTCAGGTATTTGTACTTGTATGAAATTTTTAGTATTTGAAACACTACAAGGTAAATTAACACTATTTAAATCACTTACTTGAGCTGTAGATGCGCGATTAAAATCATCCATATACACCATACCTATCTCATACCCTCTATTACTATGTAAACTTCCTATTGATGGCGATGTTCTTATAGAAGCTGTTACATTAGTAAATCTAAAATATGAAATAATTGGGTCTAAAGGTGCACTACCTTTATCATAAACAGCAGCGTTTGCTTGTATACCAAATCTCGTGCTTGATGCAGTTGTTATAATTTCTAAAGGCTGTCCAGCTGGTGCTGTAGGTGTTGAACTTGTTCTACCAGTTTGAACTATATTAGTATATGTAGCATCAAAAGCTATCGGTAAAGCTGCGTTAAAAGCATCAGTCAAGGTTGTTCCTTCTGAAGCAGTATTAATAGGTTTTATATTAGTTAGCGTTCCTATCTTATCTACGAAATCTACATCAGTGGCTAAGGCATTAACAGATATATAACTTCTAATTAGAGTGTAACTCCAAGTTACGTAATACACATCTTCCAACGGAACTGGCGTAGGTGAACCAGTGGCATAACTACTAGAGTATGCTATTCCAAATGTAAACGTAAGAGTAGCTCCAGCTGTTAAAAAACCTGTTGGATTATTTGGTAACGGTAAAGCTGGTAATAATTCTACAAAAAAAGCACTATCATCTATTTCAACCGCTGGTGCTGTACTGCCTGGAGGGTTAATTGAATATTCAGCACCTTTAGATTCATTAGCACTTAAACCGGTAAGATTGATAGTTTCACTTTTTAGTATAGATTCAAATCCAAATTTAATTTTGCTTCCACTTGAAGTTTTTAAATCATATCCTTCAAAATAATTTCCATACACTAATCTATTTCCCATTAACGTTTGAGCTTTTGCAAGCTGAGGTACGTTATCAAATAATCTTAATATTTCTGAATCTGGTAAAACTGTATATATTTTACGATTAGTAAATGTTTCACTTCTTAATGAGTTTACAGGATATCTAACTCTATTACTTACATCATAAGTCTCTAATACTTTTATAGTAGATGAATTAGATTCTTTAAATACCACTTGAACATCTGTAACACTTTTATCTCCAGAGTTAAAAGTAATTGTTACAGCATTAAACCTGTTTATCATTCCTTCATTCAAATAACTATTTGAACTAAAATTAAAAGAAGAAGGGCTAAATGCTGGTTCTGTAAACTGAGATATTGCTGAATACTCTTCATTATCATATTTATATCTATATCCAAAACAAATAAACTTATCTTCTAAATAAGAGTCAGTAATACTAGGTACTGTAAATGAATTTATAGTAGGAGCAGTAGTAGGAGGTTTTTTAATTACAAGAATTTCATCTTGATTAAAATCATCTGTAAGGACAGCAGGCCTAGGGTCTCCATAATTTTTATTAATATTTACTACTCTAGGAGGATTATAATTGTCTGTAAAAAATAATAGGTTATCTATTTTATTTACACCTGTAATTAAAAAATTAGGATTAAAATTTAATGTTGTATTTATACCCTCTCCATTATCTATACTTATAACATGATAAATTAATTCTCCAGTTTCAACATCAAATGAAATTATTAAATCTAGCTTACCTGTAGCTCCTTGAGTAAAAGCAGGGTCATGAACAAACCAATAAATAACCAAATTAGCTCCATCTTCAAAAGCCCCTATACATCTTGCTTGAGAACTTAATTTAGTTCCATCAACATATTGAATTTCTGTTAAAGGTACATTTCCTTTAGAGTTTTCAACAGCACCAATCTCAGAATCTTCAGTAGAACCAAGCCTTACATTTATAGCATTTACATACTCTCCATTTGGGACAAGCCTTTCATCAAGGCTTTTGTTCATTCGGCCCGCTATAAAATTTCTTTGAATGTTTGCCATTTTACTTTATCCACTTATCTTCACCTCTCATGTTCATAAGCAATCTACTTGGGTGAATGTTACTTAATCTGATTTTTGCATTTCTTAATAAAGCTTGTTTGTTTTTTCTTGCTCTATTAATAATATACTCTTGCACTCCAAATTTACTATTTAATATAGCATATTGTATATAAGCATAAATATAATCTTCAAATAATTTGTTTACACTTATTTGTGAGTCATCACCATTTTCCATTCCATCAGATATGTATTGTAAAACACATTGCCTATTAGCCATAGTTGAATCAAAATTAATAACACCAGCTTTTTTATCTATAGTAAACGTAGGGTTTATATTAGCTGTTTCAGTATTTAAACCATATCTAGCTCCTATTCTATAATTATATATATCACTGTCATAATTATATACATTAGGATTTACATTCTCATCTATTTCATCATTTAAATATATACTCTTTAATGAACCGTTTTTTCTTTCTGTATCTAAAGTTGAATCAACCTCAGTTGCATTACCATCACCATCATAAGTAAATGAAGCTGTAGCAGATTGTATATAAGACACTGCTGATTGTACTTGAATATTTTCTGTTAATTCTCTTAACACATTATCTTTTAATAAATAAAGCTTTACCCAATTTACATAATCTGAAGGTAGAACAAACCTTAAATCGTCATATACCTGTAGTTCTATAGATTTAATTTCTTTAAACGCATCATAGTTTAATTCTTGTATACCACGTTTTGCATGAAACAATATTTTAAATCTATTTTCATTGTTAATCAACTCATGGTTACCAGCATACATTAGTTCAAAATTATTAACAATATCTTTTAAAGTAACATATTGATATGAACCCCAATTTTCATCTGTAGGGTTTACACCATCATTAGTATAATATTTTCTTTGATTTATATAAGCCATGATTAAAGGTTAGTTTGATTTTGTTGTTGCTCCTCTATTTGTCCAAACTGAAATACATCAGCCTCCCTTATTGATATTCCAGCGTATTGCAATATTTTAGCTACTAAATTATTAGTATCATCTATTGGTAATTCAAAGTCTTGATAATCAGCTTGTGTTTGGTCAAACAATGGTTCACCTCCATATAATGTTACATACGTCCATTTAGGGTCTAAAGGATATCTTATATATTGAGCTTGAACATCATTTGCCCCATTAAATGTATCAGGGTATACAACAACCCCATCAGCTTCCTGTGTATAGGCTGGAAACATCGTAGATGGTGATGTAAGTAGTGAACTGTTTAACATAGTAATCTTACTATTTGTTACTTTTTCAGCTTCACCTTTTAATAAACCCCCCGAAAAACATAATACTTTATTTAATAAATAATAATCAGACCCAGTAGTAGAGGCTGATGGTAAAAAATAAACATTTTGATTTTTTTGAGTTAAGAATGATGTAACTGAAAAAGTATCTATAACCTCTTCGTATCCTTTTTTAATATCAGCATAACCAGTTCCAGATATCCTTGCATTCTCTTCATTTATCTGCTGGTTATATCTTATGAAATATTCGTCAAATATATCTAACTGAGCTTGTTTTGCAAACAAATTAAAATCACCCGGAGAAATATATCCATAGTTATTTTTGTTGATAATAGCAAGCACAGTATTTCTTACAGAATTTATCATTTGAAAATCTTTTTACAAAGATACATAAAATAAAAAAGCATCTAGGAATTAGATGCTTTCTCGCTGTCGATAGTAAAGGAAGGAATAAATTTTTTCTAAAACAAAGTTACGAATTTTTTACTAAGGCTTTTAAATGTTTAAAAGACTCTAATCCATCATCACTTTGAAAGTATGAACCTATTATAAATAAAGGGTCTTCACCGTATGGTATATTACACATTTTCTTTTTATTTGAATCTGTGTTAAACCACACCTCCTTTTTATTGTTTCTTAACTGTATTAGATTTTTATCTAAAATGTTTTGAATATCTGCGTTAAATTTAAGAGCTGGGTCTTTCAGTAAATTCATAAAACCACTAGGGTTTTGTCTAGCAAATATTAATATATCTCTTCTTAACTCTGCAGTAGTAACCTTAGAAACATCTTTTTGAAATAAAACTCTAGCTACGTTTTCAACTTGTTCCACTGTCAGCTGTCTAGCTTCTATTAAAGCATCGACTTCTAAGTTTAAGTCTTCAACTAATTCTGCAGCTTCTTTTGCTTTATTAACTTCTACAAATAGTCTATCTTTTCCTGGATGTAAATCCATAAACTTTTGTAATACTTGATTATTTTTTGGAACATGTAGGAATCCATCTTCAAATACAATAGGCTCAATTATAGCGTTATTATCTTGCTCATCTTGAAAAGGAGAGTTTTGATTTCTTGCATATCTCAAAGGCCTGTTTATACCTGTGTCCTCATCAAAGTGTAACAACGGAAACCTTGTTGTATGCCTTGATGCTAATATCAAAGATAAGGGAGCTGTTTCTCTTGTAAGTTTATATTGTTTATCTACAAACTTTGGTGTAGATTTTTTGGGAGTAATTTTTACTGTGTCCATTTTAGGACTTGTATTTTCTTTTTTCATTTGATTTAATTTAATTTAAAATTTAAAAAAGGGGCATATTACTACGCCCCTTAAAATTAATTACTAGTCTTGGAATAAGAAGAAGTTGTTTGCACCTAAAGTACATACAGCTCTCTCACTCAAGAAGTTTACTTGCATGTTATCGATATCCGACGTTGCAGCACCACCAGCAGAG